GCGAGTTCTTAGGGTATGCAAAATATACTCATTGGAACAGCCCAGAACAGCGTCATTTACATGATTATCATTCCCGATTATATTTTCACTAACAATCCTAGTCCAATTCTTTTCTAAAGGCATAAATGTTACCAGACCCTTAGGCCCAATAACTTCATTCTTGTGTGCATCGGGTACACTAAAACTATCGCCGAAAATATATAACATTAATTAGTTGCCCCTGTTTCTAACAAAATATTAAAAGACAAGCTAATACGATCCTCATTGGTTGTATTTTCACCAACACTGTGATCTAAATAGCCAGGCCACAAACTTAATCTACCTTGTTCTGGAGCGAATGCGTTTTCATGAGCATATGAACTACCAATTGGATTGCATTTTAATGCTTTAAGAGCATTTCTAAAAACTAGATCACCGTCTTGTCCATTTGTTTTAAACCAATACACTCCACTAACGTGGCTAGTACCGTGATCGTGAACATGAGCATACTGACCCGGTTTAGTTAGTGTAAGCCATGAAGTTTCGATGGCTGCTTTGTACAGCGGTTTAACATCCATCATTCTCATATAATTGAAACAATGATGCATAATACACGAGGTGATCACTCTCATTTTTTCGTCTTTTAAAATAGACTGGTTAAAATTACCTTGGTTAGATAGGTGATGAGTGCTGGAATTCCAATATGGATTTGGTCCCCAACGATTTTCTAGGTGCAGTTTATCAACCACGGTCTGCATCTCGGCTTGTATTTCATGATATTCTGTGCTTTCTGTTTTATATGTGTATAGGGGTGTGGGGAACAATGAGTAAATTCGGCCCTGAGTTTGATTGTTCATTTTTCCTCCATATTTAAATAAACATCATCTGATTGATTCTGTAGGCATCTCCAACAAACCAATCAGGTTGCATTACTGCGGTGTGAACATCAGTTTGTCTATATAATGCCAATCTATTAAACGACATCTCTGCATAACCTAGTTCTTGTCCGGTGTCAGAATAAAAAGCTGTACCGCCGTGAGATTCGTCATTGTAGTTTAAATATACCGATGCTGCGAATCTACCCGGATCTGCACTATCTCTATGGGGAGTTGGCTGGTCTTGTCCTTGCATTACATTTACCATAAATGTTATAAAATCAAATGTTTTACGTATGTCATTATCAGTCTTGCGAGGCCCGTCATTGAAATTTTCGCTGATTAGCTTGACAAATGTATCGGCTAAACTTGTTAGATCGATACCAAGACTAATTGACAGGCCAGGGTACGTATTTCTAATCATGCTCTTTGACGCAGGGATAGACAGAGCCAACTCTCTAACTTTTTCAGGATTAAGATAAAAGTTATCAACAATGACACATTTGGTATCACCTAATTGATGTACATGTACTTCAAAATTAGGATTAACTGCAAATATGTCTTGTTCATTTATTTTTTTAATCATGCTCTGTCATTATGTTCAATCTCTACCATCATTTTAACAGCTGGAAAATAAATGTAATTAATTCCTGAATTATAAAGAGTACGCATGGCATCGTCTATGGTTTCAACCAGCGGCTCGCCGCCTAGGTTAAAGCTGGTATTAAACAATGCAGGCACACCTGTTTGATTTTTAAATTCTTTGATTAGATTATACCAATGAAAGTTTTGTTCTTGAGTCACTGTTTGAATTCTGCAGGTACCGTCAACGTGTATAACTGCTGGAATCTTTTCTTTCACGCCAGGCTGACAATTTACAGCATACATCATAGAAGGGGAATCTTCCATGCCACGCAGATCAAACCAATCGTGTACATCATCTTGTAATACTGATGCAGCAAATGGTCTAAAATATTCTCGTTTTTTAATTAAATTAACAAAATCTTTACCGTCGGCAAATGTTGGATCAAACATCAATGATCTATTGCCTAGTGCTCTGGGACCGTTTTCGCATCGTTCTTGAAATAATGCCACAATGTTTTTAGATCTAATAGTCTTAATAACATCTTTGTAATCAACATTTATTGTTACACTACCACCATACTTGGCCGCAGTTTCTATTACTACATCTTCAGTGATATGTTGTACTGGACCTAAAAATAAATTTTCATCTTTTGATCTTACTTTTGTATCTTGAGATGTTTTATAGTAATGATAAAGTGCAGCACCCATTGCAGTACCGGCATCGTTTGATACTGGCTCAACATAAATCTTTACACCTTCCGGTAGGTGCTGTAGATAGAAATAGTTGGCAACACAATTCAACCCGTACCCGCCGCTGATAACAATATTTTTATTACCTGTACGTTTGATTGATTTTAGAATCAAGTCAAGTACTAGTTGCTGAGATTCAGTTTGGACATTATAGGCCATGTTTCTTCTAGAAGCTAATTTCGTTACATCTTCTGCATTGGCTTCCAGCATTTGTTGCTCGTAACGCTGCAATTGTCGTTGATTGTTAGGGTCAGTCACTGATCTATGAATTACTTTTGGATCGTACACTCTGTCATCCAGCTCAGCATAGACTTCTTCATTGACTAGTGCGCCATTGGGATAAGTTGGAACAATTAAATTTTTATTTGCACCAAATTTTTCATAAATCGTTGGTGCTTTGTTTGGCTCTCCATAGGGGAATAGTCCCATGGTCTTGCCTGCTTCTATCGAGTCGAATCCGCAGAATCTAGTAACAGCTTCGTATGCTTTAACAATACCTGCTTTGTCATTAACTATAACTTCTGTACCGTTCCCATCACTATTGTAGTGTTCAGTCCTCCAAGGTCCGTTGCCTCCAAAATGCTTGTACACTTCCTCAAAGTTTGCAGGGTATGAACAATCATATATACTTTCAACTTCAAACATGGTTCGACCGTCTGGGCGTTCAATAAATGTACCTGCACCATCTACAATAATAGCATTTGCTTTATCAAACCCAGATCTATAAAATGCCAACGCGGCGTGACTTCTATGGTGTTGATCGTGATATTTAAATACTTGGGTATCAACATCGTCCATTAATCTCAACTTCCTAGCAAGTGCAGAATACACATCTTGCCTTACATAATCGTTTATTGGTTCGTCGTCATCTTGTGTGTGAGATATTGCCAAATAATCGATCTTGTCAGTATAGTCAAGAATTTTAATCATACTCGCAAGCGGGCCGCCGTCATATTTGTAGCGAGATAGTCTTTCTTCTTCAATAGAAAATACAATTTGTCCATCTTTTAAAAGACAAACTCCTGCATTATGCCCTCGAGCAATACCTGCAATATATCCTGTTTTTTGCATTATTTTTCCTTGTAGCATTTATTTCAAGCACAACCAGGCGCAGAACACCCAGCAGCTTGTTTAGGTTCAACATACGCCTTGGCAGTTTTACCTAATGTGGTTTTAATTTGTTTGACAATTGTCTTGACAGTTTCGTCACTAAGCACCATTAGATTTTCATTGTGTCTATCAATTCTAATGTCTACCGCAACTCTTATTGGAGAATATTTTCTTTCGTCTTTGCCGTTATCGATTATAGTAAGTGTGCTGCTGCTAGGATACGAAATATTTTCAGGGAATGTGCCGCCTATAACCACCGTGCCCGGTTTCTTCAAGGCATGTGCAATATGCTGTCCCACTGAGTCACAGCCCAAGAAATAATCAGCAGCATTGATAATTGCAGTCCATTGCAATAAACTAACACTCTCTGGCACCATTACTCCTAGTGCTTTGTTTCCAGGAACTTTCAACTCGCTCATCATTATAACAGCATAATCTTTATTCAGTTCTTCAAGTATTTTTACAATATCATCAACTTCAAATGATCTACCACTTTCGTCGATGATGGTGTTGCCCTGTAATCCAGCTGTTTTTCCAAATGGTTGGAAGATTACTACTTGTTGCTTTTTAAAATGATTTCTAGCTTCATTGACTAGTTCGTTTGCTTGTGCAATATCCTTTTTTCCAATGAAGATGTTATATTCTTTGGTTTCTGGGATGATTTCAGGAGGAACATCGTAGTTGATCAGCATGTCAAACGCTTGAACAAGATTGCATCTTTGAGTAAAGTATGCGTTTAGTTTATACGGTTCGGGGGTTATGATTTCTCTATCTTTTAATTTTTCAAAAAGATCTGGGTCGGTGGCATGATGCACGTTACTTGCTAAAATTTTGCTGGTTAAATATAGATCTATCCAACCTTCAACAACAATGACTGCTGTTGGATCAGTATTTTTAACATAGTATTCTAGTGCGGGAATGGCACATAGTACTCGGCCTGCGCCGCCATTTATAAAAAATGCTTTTTTCATTGATATCGTAACCTTTGCTATCTAGTACGATATTTATTTTGAGGACTAGGCCTCTAAGAATAATGTGAGCGAGCGTTGAGTATTGTGCTGTTGCCAGCACAATACTATTCGAAATTAATAAACGCCTGGGGGTAGATTTTGTAAAGCATCAGCATCAGAGGCATCTCTGTCTGCGATCATAATAACACCAATATTCTCTGCAAATTCCATATTGGGTCCGTCTTCGGGACTCCGCGGAAATCTCACAAGATAGTTAGGAACCTCTAACCAATCGTCAGGAAGGTCTCTGAGTTTTTGTCTATAATCCAACCATTGTTGTTTTAGAGATTCTGGCATATCTGGAGCAATTTTGCCATCACTTGCAGCTAGTTTTGAATTTCTCATGCTTCTAAGCCACTCATCACTTCTATCTCTTTTGTACTCAAAGAATTTAAGCGGTGCTGTGTAATCGTCAGTTACAGATTGTTTATCATAAACTATTCTAACATCTGAAGGATCTACAACTGTGGCATTTGGTTGATCAACTGGGCCAACAGAAACTTCGTAGATCTTTGGTTTTTCTAATCCGCCGTAGATCAATCCAATTTTGCAGCAGTTTATGTCAGTGTCTGCTTTTAATATTTCTCTTTTGAGATTCAATGGTAGTGGACGATCAGGTTCATCTTCTGGTGCATAGCACTCCATCAAATACCCAGTTTCTTTGTCGAGCCACATGACTATTTCTTCTGGGCCTTCGTATAGCTGTGTACTGGTTTTACCTAACGTATTTTCCAACGAATATAAGTGATCCGGTATGCTGTATGTCAGCATTTTGGTTATTTTTGCCATTTATTTCTCCTTAACTATATGTTATTTTAACAAGACCACCGGCACCAAAACTGCCCCAACACGCACTAACTGATGCAGTGGCATGTCCTGCGCCACCTCCACCCGGGAAAGCTGCGTGTGCCGAACAGCAGGCCAAGTTGCCTACGCACATATGTTTACCGCCAATGCCGTGTCCTGCTGAAATTGGTCCAGACGGTGATCCTGCAACAGAAAAGTGATCAGCACAGCAGTCATATTGAGCATTGTATGATCCAGAGGTTCCTCTAAAACACATATCGGACCCGTATACTGGGTCATTACACACGTTGGTAATCCAACCGGCATTGTAGTTGCCCACGTTGCATTGAACGTTACCAATGTGGCAGTTATAACATTGTGAGATCATGTCCCATGAAGTTGACCCACCCATGCCACCAATGGCACAGAAGTTGCTGAGACCAGTGCCATTGACAAAGCTGGTGCATCCGTGACGGCAATTTTGGTTACATGAACAGCAGCAGCTACAGTTTGACGATCCTGCGGCACACACTGTGTATACTGTGCCATCTGTAAATCCATTCACTGACTTGGTCAATGTTCTTACGCCATAATTTCCGCCTTGACCGCCACACCCGTGATCATAGTCACCACCTGATGAGCCACCTGGGCCACCACCTGATAGTATTTCAAATTTTATAGATGTTGTTCCGTTAGGCACTGTCCAAGCGCAACAACGACTACCATTCTCTGGTGTCCAGTTGTTGGTGTTCCATACGTATAGTTCATTGAGTTCTGCAATTTTACATTGGTGTTGGCTATTGCCATAAACGATACCAACGTTTGATAATTGTACTGGCATTTTCTAATTTCTCCTTAGATATATGTTATTCTAACAAGGCCACCTGCGCCAAAACTGCCCCAGCAGGCATTAACTGAGTCAGTTGCGTGTCCTGCGCCGCCGCCACCTGGGAAAGCTGCATGTGATGAACAGCAGGCCAGATTGCCTACGCAGCGATGTTTGCTGCCAATTCCGTGTCCTGCAAAAAACGGACCGCTTGGTGAGCCTTGAACTGAGAACGCATCAGCACAACAGTTGTACTGATGATTATATGACCCAGATGTTCCTCTAAAACATACATCAGATCCGTATACTGGACTATCACAAACTTGGTTAACCCAACCAGCATTATAGTTGCCCACGCTGCATTGAACATTGCCAATATGGCAGTTATAACAGTTAGAGATCATGTCCCAGTTGGTCGATCCACCCATGCCACCAATAGCACAGAAATTGCTGAGGCCAGTGCCATTGACAAAGCTGGTGCATCCATGACGGCAATTTTGATTACATGAACAGCAGCAGCTACAGTTTGATGATCCAGCAGCACACACCGTGTATACTGTGCCATCTGTAAATCCATTCACTGATTTTTGCAGTGTTCTTGAGCCGTAGTTGCCGCCTTGACCGCCGGTGCCGTGATCTGAGTCACAACCTGACGAGCCGCCT